GAGGAAAAGAAAACCACCAACGAGCGCGGCACCGACCTTTTCCCCCTCAGCTTCACCACCGTGCTGCATAGCGGCGCAGGTGTGGACGTGAGGAAAGAGATCGAGAGCTGGAAGGCTCTTGTCACAAAGGTGAATTATTTTTATCTGGGCGGCAAGAAGCTGGGCCCGAAGCTCCAGCTCCGCAAGGTAAGCGTGAGCAACGTCAAGATCGACGATATGGGCCGCATGAGGCTGGCGACGCTCTCCTTCGAGTTTAAGGAGTACGATCCAGACACTACCAGCGTTAAGGTGAGCACCTCGGCGCTGAATGTGAAGGCCAGCACCTCGGCCAAATCCACCAAAAAGACCGAAAACAAGCAGGTGGCAAAGGCCGAAAAGAAAACAATCAAGGTGGGCGACCGCGTGAGGCCCACCGGCCAGAAATATGCAACCGGGCAAAAGATCCCCGGCTGGGTGAAAGAACGCAGCCATGTGGTGAGCCAAATCAAGGAAAGCCAAAACAAGGTGCTGCTCGGACACCCAGACGGGATCAATAGCTGGGTATATTTGAGCGAAGTCACGCTCGTGTAAAGGAGGGAGGCCATGAGAGCAAAAGGCAACGGCCGCCCGGAGGTATGCGCTGCCAACCTGCTGAAAATCACCCGCGGGGAGGTATCGTTCGACCGGATCAGGGGACGGGACGGTGCCCTGATAGACCAACCAAACGCAGCAGACGAGGCGGCGGCAGACGTCGAGTGGCTGCTGCAAACCTATGAGCCACGAGTGGACGCCGAGGCCCTCGCTGCGGACGCGGACGCGCGAGCGGGCGACTTCGACACTATTGTGGACATAACCAGAAGAAAGGAGGACGAGGAAACGTGAGCGATCTCAAATTCATAGAAACAGACGCCGGGAAGGTTTACGACACCATACTGGGCGAGCTGGAAAACGGCGTCCGGGAGCCCTTATATCCCGGAGACGAGCGCCGGATCTTCGGCGAGTCTCTGGCTCAGGTGATCGTCGCCGTCTACAACAGCGTGAACGACGCCTGCCGCCAGAAAATGCTCCGGTATGCCCGCGGCTCCGTTCTGGACGCGCTGGGCGAAAACCGGGACACACCCCGCCTCGATCCTACCTTCGCCACCACGACGCTGCGCTTCGGTATCAATGAGGCCATGGCGTCAAATATCATCATACCGGCCGGGCTGCGGGTGACGGGTGACTTCGTTCACTATTTCCTGACAGACGCCACCGTCGTGCTCTACGCCGGGAGCCTCACCGTCGAGGTGACAGCCACGGCCGAGCAGGGCGGCGCAAGCTACAACGACATGGCGATCGGGGAACTCTCCCAGATCGTTGACGTGTCGGACGTGCCGCTGATCGACTATGTAACCAACACCGAGCCGACGGGCGGAGGCGGCGACCGGGAGGGCGACGAAGCCTACCGGGAGCGGATCCGGCAGGCCGAGAACAAGCTCAGCACAGCAGGCCCGGCCAAAGCCTACAAATACTGGGCCCTGAGCGCGAACCCGCTCGTCACCGACGCGGTGGTGGAGTCCGAAAAGGAAACAATCACCCGGACGCTGACGACCTACGCCGGGCACGCCTTCCAAGGCGGTGCCAATCTGCTGCCGGACACCCTGACGGTATATCTGCCGGGAGGCGGCGAGGCCGTGGCGGGTGCCGACTATACGGCCACCTACGACGACGAGCTGCTGACGCTGGCCCTCTCCGGGGCTCTGGCGGGCGCTGCGTCCGTCAATATCAAGATCACCCGGAATATGTACGGCCGCGTCAAAATCGTGCCTATATGCGCCGGTGGCGAGATACCAGACGAGGACATTCTGGAGGACGTGCTGCTGGCCTGCTCGTCTGACGACGTGCGGCCACTCACGGACATGGTGCAGGTGGAGGCTCCGGCCGTCCACGAATACGACATAGAGCTGGAATACTACACCACCAAGGCCGACGAGTCCGAAGTCGTCCAAAACGTCGAGGGCACCGGCGGCGCGATCAGCCGGTATATCTACTGGCAAGGCTCCAACCTCGACCAAGATATAAACCCGGACGAACTCAGGAAGCTGATCCTCTGCCCTCACTGGGAGGACGGCCTGAAAGGGGCCACGCGGGTGAACATCATCAAACCGGAATACACAGAGCTGGAGAGCACAACCGTGGCTGTTTTCTCCGGCAAGCTGAAAGTGTCCCACAAAGTAAAAGACTAAAGGAGGCGGTGACATGGGCGGCATGAAAGTGTCAAACATTGATTTTATACGCCTGCTGCCCGCCTTCATGCAGGACGACGAGGCAGCGATCGCGCTCAGTAAAGCCGTGAATAAGCTCATAAGCGAGCCCGGCGGCCGGATCCCTTCGATCCGCACATGGGACGAGGTGGACAATCTGAGCGAGGCAGAGTGCGACGAGCTGGCGTGGGAGCTGGACGTGGACTGGTACGACTCCACCGGCATGAGTCTGGAGGAAAAGCGGAACACGATCAAGCTCGCGCAGCAGATCAAGCGCAAGCGGGGGACGAAATGGGCCGTCGAACGGCTGATCTCTGCATACTTCGGCGAGGGCTACGTCGTGGAGTGGTACGAAACGGACGACAGCCCGTACACCTTCGTGGCTCTGACTACCAACACACACACAGACGCCCACAATTTTGAGAAGTTCGTGGAGGCCGTAAAGGCTGCGAAAAATTCGCGCTCACATCTCGTGGGCGTTTTTTATTTCTGGCAGCAGGGCCCGGATCCCGGCATTGAGTACAGACTGGACACCAGCCTGCACCGGTATGACTTCGTGAAGTGCGGCACCCGGCCAAGGATCGCCACGGTGGGCTTTATCGTCAAGCCGGGCATAGAGCTGGAGCCTGACGAGACGCTGCACCGGTACGGCTTCACCCACGCGGGCGAGTTTGAGTGTGGCACCTATCCACGGCCCGGCACGCTGGGCGCTGCGGTAAAAGCTGGGATCCCTGCGGATCCTGACGCGCAGACGCTCCGGTACAACTTCGACAGAAAGGCCGGGACATATCCGAGGCCCGGCACCATGGGGCAGGCAATCCGGCGACCGATCCGGGCAGAGCCCGCGGCCGGCTTCCTGCTCTACCCTCACCCGAAAACCGGGGATCTGATATGCGGGACATACCCGCGGCCGGGGACGCTGGGAAGCGTGCTGCAGCAACGGGTAGCCGCCGAGCTGGCGGCCGTCCTCTATTCCTACCAGCACACCAAAGCAGGGACGGAAAAGTGCGGCACATACCCGCGGATCACTACCAAAGGGGCCACCATGAAGCACCAGACAGAGGCCGAGGCAACCCTCAGCAACTACCGGTACGGCTTCGTGGAGTGCGGCACCGTGGGGGCAGGCACAACCGGCGGGGCCCTCACCAACAAAGCAGCTACAGCTCCGGGCCTCACATTCATGGCGTACAGCTTCGTGAAGTGTGGGACGAGGCGCTGCGGTGAATAAAGAAAACCGAAAGGAGGACACAGTATGGGCTACTTTTACGACAGCTTCATGGGCCACCGAAGGAACCAGTGGCTCCGCTCGATCCACGCCGTAGAGGTACAGACCGGCGGCAGCTGGCACCGGGGGACGATCAACAAGAAAAAGATCGAGGGCGACACCCTCACTATTCTGGCGACCTTCCCCAGTCTGGACTCCGTGGCCTGCACGATCGACGCCTCGCGCCTGATCGACACCCGCGGAGAGATCGCCGCATACCAGCAGCGGACGATCACGAAGGTGGAGGGACAGGGCACCATGATTAAGCTCACGATCCCGATCTATGAAGTCACAACCTAAAGGAAGGAGGAAAAACGCATGTATAGACGCACGTTCTGGCTCGACAAGGTGGTGGACGCAGACACCGGCGAGCAAATTCAGGAAGGCACCGACCAGAGCGCCGGACACTTCAACAATGCCGAGCACGGCATTTCTGACGTAAATCTGGCGGCAGCCCTGATCCTGATCTCGTCCTCTCTCACCGCCGAGCAGGTGGCGACCGAGGAAAGGACGATCACGCTCACCAACTCCCAGAGCTACCCGTTCAACGACTCCACGCAGACGATCGCGCTCGCAACCGCGAGGAACTTCACGGACTACACCGTGGAGGCCGAGGTGTTGGATCACTCCGGCAACGTCGGCGACGTGAGGATCTTCGACCGTATGCTGAACGGCTTCAAAATCGCCTACGACGGCAGCGCCAAAAGCGCCACCATTAAGCTGAGAATTAAAGGAGGAATGTAATCATGGCAACCAAAAAAGTGAAAGTTATCGAAAAGAACGCGGGCGAAAAAATCGCCTTCGAGCAGAGCGGCACCCGCCTGATCTTCGGCGACGACGAGATCATGCTGAACGCGGCCAAGTACCAGAAAGACTGGCCCGTCGAGGTGGATATTTGCCGCGATAAGGCCGACAACCTGACGATCGGCACCGCCTCCGGGCTGCGCTATGTGGCGCAGGTAATGATCCCGGCCGCAACCTACACCGAAACCGTGAACGAGGAACCCGAAGCTCCCGAAGCTGACGCAGAGGGCACAGAGCAGACCGAAAACGGCGGCATGAACCAGCAGAACGTCCAGAGAGACAAGAACCCGCTCGACATGGGCGACGTTACCGTCGTTCTCTGGAGTATTGAATAAAAAGGAGGACACAACAATGGCAAATTATGATCTTTCCAGTCTGGCGCTCCAGTCGGTGTGCCCGAACAATGTAATCAAGGTGGACGACTCCGATCTCCCCTCTGTTCTTGTCTATATTCCCAAATTCAAGAACAGCGACGTGCTGACCGGCGGCAATAGCGCCACCCACCCGGCGTTTATCGTCAACGGCTCCGAGATCCCCGGCTTCTACTACTCCAAGTATCAGAACGTCGTCCACACCACGAAGCTGACCGACGGCGACGTAACCGCAGCGTACAGCCTGCCGGGCGAGGATCCGGCCGTGAGTATCAACTTCGACACCTCCCGCGCACGCTGCGAGGCCAAGGGCGCAGGCTGGCACCTCAGCACTAACGCCGAGTGGGCCGCGATCGCCCTCTGGTGCAAGAAAAACGGCTTTTTGCCCTACGGCAATAACAACTACGGCAAAGACACCCGCGAGAGCAACTACAAGGCGATCCCGACCTCCACAGACAGCGGCAAAACCGGCCGCGTAGCTACCGGCACCGGCCCTCTGACGTGGAGCCACGACAAGACTCTCTCCGGTATCTGGGACATGAACGGCAACGTCTGGGAATGGCAGGGCGGGATCCGCTTCGTATGGGGCGAGCTCCAGATCCTTGCCAACAATGACGCCGCGGATCCTGATAACCCGCAGAACGAGACGAGCGTGTGCTGGAAGGCAATCAACGCGGCCGACGGCTCTCTGGTAGAACCTGAGTGCCATGTGAGCGACACCGCCGCGAAGCTCTCCGGCAGCACGATCAAGCTCGACTATGTGAGCGGCGCGTGGGTATATACCACCACCGTGACAAGCTCCGTAGACCAGAGCCGGAGCTGCTTGTTTGCAAAAGTCACCGCAGCGGCAGCAGTCGGCGCAGCGGCCAAGGTGCTGCTCCGTTCTCTGGCCCTGCTCCCGGACGAAGGCGCGACCGAGGCAGACTACGAGGGCGACTACTACTGGCTGAATAACGGCGTAGCCGAGCGCTGCGTGATTTGTGGGGGCAACTGGTACAGCGGTGCGCACGCTGGTGTGTTCTGCTTCAGCGGCCTCAACTCCCGCGCGTCTGTGCCCTGGGACGTCGGCTTCCGCTCCGCTTATATCCCGGAAATCGGGTAATCTGGCAATCTGATAATCTGGCAAGGGGCGGCCCCCCACCAAAGGGCCGCCCCTCCACCATGTAAGGAGTAAAAACATGGATAACCTACAACTGCGGCAGCGTATCGTCCGGGGCATGATCCGGGTGAGCGAACGCACCGCCAATATGCGAAAGCCGGAAAAGTTCGAGTACCGCAAGCACATGACGGCCGCGTTCATGGATATGCTGGAGCTCTGCATTGAGGCCAACCGATCACGGGGCCAGAAACGTGTAGAGCTGCAAAACAGAATGGACACGAAGCTGGACGTGCTGCGCTCTCTGGTAGATACGGCAGTATCACCGGAGGATCGTCTGATCTCTCCGGGGCTCCATGAAATCTGGAGCAAAGAACTGAACGAAATCGGGCGTATGCTCGGCGGCTGGAAAAAGTCGAACGAGTGAGCCCGTGGGGAATGTGTCGTGATAAAAGGGGGCGCTGCGTGATCCGCGGGGGCAACTGGAACAACGGTGCGAACGCTGGTGTGTTCTACTTCAACGGCAACAACTCCCGCGCGAATGTGAACTGGAACGTCGGCTTCCGCTCCGCTCTTGCCTTTTTCGCTTATTTCCTGCGGGCCAAGGCCCAGCAGGGGCACCAAGGCAAAAGGGACGCATTTCCCGGCCGACAAGGCCAAAGATACAAGCTCGTGCAGCTCGCCGGTGGAGGCCACCGGGGGCGGCGGGCAAACCGCGCAGGCTGGCCGATCCTGCTATGCGGGTGAAGGGCGGCCGGGAACCTGCGGAGCGGCAACCGCCGGGGAACGGCCGATCCAAGGAATGTCACACGCGGGCCATTTTTTTGAAATCAAGGAAGGAGTGAAGGCATGGAACCAACAAACCGGCCCTCCCTTCTGGAGAGGATATGCTCGTGGGAAAACCTGCTGAACGCATACCACGAGGCAGCAAGCGAGAAATGGTATCGGGACGACGTGGCGGCCTTCTCGGCCCGGCTGGAGGAAAACCTGATCGGCATACAAAACGACTTGATCTGGCGCACCTACACCGTGGGCCGATACCGGCAGTTTTACGTCTCGGAGCCAAAGCGTCGGCTCATTATGGCGCTGGGCTTCCGGGATCGCGTCATTCAATGGGCCATTTATTTGCAAGTAAACCAAGAGCTCGACAATGGCATGATATACCACAGCTACGGGTGCAGAGTCGGCAAAGGCACCACCCGATCGGCTGACCGGCTTCAATACTGGGCCGCACTCGTTGACCGAAAAGCCGGGCCGCCGTGGCACTACTTAAAACTGGATATTTCAAAATATTTCTACCGAGTGGATCACAGTGTTCTGCTCGGTATTTTAGCGCGGAAATATCCGGGCGAGGACGGCTTTCTCTGGCTCATGGGCGCGATCATCAACTGCGACCATACACCCTTCGGCCTGCCTCCGGGCAAGTCGGCCGACGAGGTGCCACCAGCGGAGCGGCTTTTCGAGGTAGGTATGCCGATCGGCAACCTCACCAGCCAGCTGCTCGCAAACGTCTGTCTCAACGAGCTGGATCAGTATATCAAGCACGAGCTGAAAGCCCATTTTTATGTCCGGTATATGGACGACATGGTGCTGCTGCACCGGGACGCCAAGGTGCTGAACGAGTGGCGGGCGCTCATTGAGGGCTACCTCAACGAAGTGCTGCACCTCGAACTCAACAGCAAGACCGCGATCGGCCTCGTGAAGCACGGGATCACCTTCGTGGGCTGCCGCATTTTTCCGGGCGGCCGGAAACCCACGAGGCAGAGTATTAAGAAAGCCAAAGCCCGTATGCGTTATATCGCCAAGGAATACGAGGCCGGGCTGATTGACTTCGACGCGGTGGACGCCACCATGCAGAGCTACTTCGGTATGCTGGGCCACTGTTCGACGCATGGGCTCCAGAAGTGGATCGAAAACAATATCAAATTCAAACGCAGGGACGGCGAACAGTCTCAGGAGGTGAACACATGGACGTAACAGCGATCATTATAGCCGCAAGCATACCCTCGGCGCTGACCGGCTTCTGTTTTTGGCTGATCGAGCAGCGGCTCCAAAAGCGGGAAAAGAAGCGCGACGACGAGGAACGGGAGCGCCAAGCTGCCGAGGAAAAGCGGGAAAAGAACCGCGAAAAGCAAGAGCTTTTTCTGGTGCAGGGCGTCGGGGCTGCGATCGCTCTCGGCGAGGCAACGGCCAGAGCCGTGCAGCGGATCCCGGACGCAAACTGCAACGGCGACATGCACGCCGCGCTGGAATATGCGGCAAAGGTGAAGCATGAGCAAAAGGACTTTTTGACCGAGCAGGGGATCGGCGCACTGTTCGACTAAAGGAGGTGGAAATCATGCGCGGAGAATATGAAGAACTCACAGAGGAAGTCGAGGATCCGCAGGCACAGATCGAGCGGCTCACGCTGGAGAACCAACGGCTCAGGAAACAGATCCGGCAGCTGAAAGCGGCGGCAAAGATCAATAAAAAAGTGGAGTTTTCAAAGCTCATTTTCGTGGGCGTGAGCGTCGTCACCGTGGCGATCGTTCTGTTTTCCTGCCGCATGATCTGGATAACCATGGACACCTCGGCGCTCGGCTATCTGATCCCGGCAGTATTCACGGAAATGGCCGCGGCTACGGGCTTTTACTACTCCAAGGCCAAGGCTGAGAACAAAATCAAACTTATGGCTGCTGCTGGCGTACAACCAGAGGCGGCCAATTTTAACGACATGTAAGGAGGACAACGACATGAGCGTAAAACTGAAAGGCATTGACGTGTCCAAGTGGCAGGGAGTGATCGACTGGGCCAAGGTGGCCGGGGACGGCGTAAAGTTTGCCATGATCCGGCTCGGCTATGGCAGCAAGGACGGGACAGCCTGCGGCGTGGACGGCTACTATCAGAAGAACGTCGAGGGAGCCCTGAAAAACGGGATCGCCGTCGGCTGCTACTTTTACAGCTATGCCCTGACCGTCGAAGCCGTCAAAAAGGAGGCGGCGTTTGTGATCCAGCAGCTTGCCAAGTACAAGGGCCGGATCCTCTACCCGATCGCCTTCGACATTGAGGATAAGACGCAGGCAGGGCTCGGCCGGAGCACCCTCACCGCTATGGTGACGGCGTTCTGCTCTGCGCTGGAGGCTGCGGGCTATTATGCGAGCTTTTACTGCAACGCAGACTGGGCCCGCAACCGTCTGGACATGAACGCGCTCGCCCGCTTCGACTTCTGGCTGGCTCAGTGGGCCAGTGCTCCGACCTATACCGGGCACGCCTACAACATGTGGCAGAGCTCCAGCAAGGGCTCCGTGGCCGGTATCAGTGGCAACGTAGACATGGACACCGCCTTCGTGGACTATGAGGCGGTAATCAAAAAGAATAGGCTCAACGGCTACACCGGAGAAAGCACCGGAGCCGGGGCCGGAAATGGAGGCAATATGTCCGAGAGACAGAACTTCGTAAACACGGCGGCGTCCTTTATCGGCTGCAAAGAAGCAGACGGCAGCCACCGCCAGATCATTGACATTTACAACGCACACAAGCCGCTTGCCCGCGGCTATGCCGTGAAGTACACAGACGCATGGTGCGCCACCTTCGTGTCGGCCATGGCGATCAAATGCGGTCTGACCGATATTATCCCGACCGAGTGCGGGTGCGGCCAAATGATCCAGCTTTTCCAGAAGCTCGGCGAATGGCAGGAAAGCGACGCCTACACCCCGCAGCCCGGTGACGTGATCTTCTACGACTGGGACGACAGCGGAGCGGGTGATAATACCGGCTGGCCGGATCACGTCGGCATTGTGGAAAGTGTGAACGGCTCCACCATGAAGGTGATCGAGGGCAACATGAGCGACGCCGTGGGCCGTCGTACTTTGCAGGTAAACGGCCGGTATATTCGCGGCTACGGCCTGCCGAAATTCAAGGGCGGCGCGGCCAGCTCCGGGAACACTGGCAGCAAGCCCTCCCAGAACACCGGCGACGCTTCCAAGCCTGCTGCAGCTCTGGCTTTTAAGGTGGGCGACGTGGTGCAATTCACCGGATCCACACACTACACCAACGCAGCCGCAGCCAGCGGCCCGTCCTGCAAGCCCGGAAAAGCGAAGGTAACAGCGATCTGCAAAGGTGCAAAGCACCCGTATCACCTGATCGCTGTCAAGGGAGCAGGATCCACCGTGTACGGCTGGGTGGACGCCGACGAGCTGAAAGCGATCGGATCCGGCAGCATATCCGTGGGCGACGTGGTACAGTTTGCCGGAGGCCCTCACTACACGAGCGCCAACGCTACCAGCTACAAGACGAGCCCGAAGGCGGGCCCGGCAAAGGTGACGGCAATCTGCAAGGGCGCAAAGCACCCGTATCACATCATACACACCAACAGCCAGTCCTCTGTCTATGGCTGGGTGGACGCCAACAAAGTAAGCAAGTAAGGAGGAAAACACCATGAGCGAAACAATGCAGCAAATTATGAGCGCTTGCCTTCCTGTCCTCTGCCTGCTCATTACAGCGGGCGGGGCTTATGCGGTGGCTCTGCTCCGCAGGGAAACCGCGAGGATCGAGAAGGAGCTCGACAACGAAACGGCCGCCAAGTACATGAATATGGCGGCCGACGCGGTGGCGCAGGCCGTCACCTACACGGCCCAGACCTTCACCGACGCGCTGAAAGCTGAGGGCAAGTTCACCAAGGAACGACAGATCGAAGCCTTCAACAAGGCCAAAGACAAAACGCTGGAGATCCTCGGCGAAACCGCCGTCAAAGCGCTGGGCGAAATTTACGGCGACTTCGACACATGGGTGGACACCAAGATCGAGCAGGTGTGCCGCGAAATCAAGACGCCGGAGGCCGACAAGACCGCAGCCACAACCGCAGCGGCGACAGCTGCCAGCGTAGCGACCACGATCGCCACCACAGCGGTGCAGCAGATCGCGGCCGAGGCTGTCCCGACGACAGCGGCCACCGAAACGCAGGACACGAAAGCAGAATAAAAAGGCCCTGAGAGCTTGTGCGAGCCTCTCAGAGCCACGAAAGAGCCCGGCGGGTAGTTTATACCTTCCGGGCCCTTTTTTGCTTTTTTACGCGAATTATTCAACATTCTGGCCGATTGCTTCGAGCGACTCTTTGATCTGTCCGAGGTTTTCCTGCGTGGCGTCGTCCTCCACCTTTTCGGCTCCGCGGTACACATACTTCACGGCCTGCTCCATATCCATGCCGAGCTCGGCATAATCACGGGCCGCCTCGTCGTCGGCGTATGCGTATTCCAGCCAATACCCGTAGAATATGGCCAGCTCCATTGTTTCATTATCGCCGTAATAGTCCGGGTAATGCTCCACAATGAACGCCACCGCCTCGTCCCGCTTCTCGTCCGTGACGCCTTCTGCCACGGAGTCCTTCGCGTCCCTTGCCAGAGCGTCCACCTTCGCGCTTGTGTTTGCCTCTGGCTCTGCTGCCGTGGGCTGATCCGTTTCCGTTGGTACGCTGGACTGAATGGACGGCTCCGTGCCCGAAGTCCCGGCCGTCTGATCGCCGCCCTTATTTCCACCAACGGCGGCGGCTATCAGAACGACGACCACCACGCCAACAATGATCCATTTCTTTTTGCTTTTTCCGGCCTGCCCTGCTTCCTGCTCCTTTTTGCTCATGTTTTACCTCCATTTCCATGACTTTTTATTTGCGTTTTTTCGCGTTAGTCATGTTTGGGATAATTATAAGCGGTGAAAGGTGCTAAAGTCAATATGCTATCTACCTATCTTTGGGATAAAAAAGGAGGCGCAACGCCATGAAATTATACAGATACACGAACGGCAGAGCCAACGCCTCCGGCTGCAAAATAAAAGAGCGCCGGGAGGCTGCCGGACTGTCTCAGGAGGAACTCGCGGCCCGGCTTCAACTCGCTGGGCTGAACCTAAACCAAAAGGCAGTGAGCCGGATCGAAACCGGGGACAGAGTGGTGCCAGACTTCGAGCTGCTCTACTTCTCGGAGGTGCTGGAGGTGCCGATCTGCGAGCTATTATCTGCTGATAACTGAGGGCGGGAAACCGCCCTTTTTCTTTTTGCGAAAAAATGCGAGGGACGCTTGACAAAGCGCCAATAATGGCGTATATTATAAGTACGCCAATAAAGGCGCAAAAAGGAGGCAAGGCTATGAACATCAAGGAAATGAGGAAAGAAAAAGGACTGACTCAGAAGCAACTCGCTGAGCAAATCGGTGTAAATATCCGCTGGGTGCAGAAATTAGAGGCCGGAGAGATAAAACTTGAAAACATCACATTTTTGAACGCGGCGAAGCTGATCATGGCGCTGACACCGTTCGACGACGAAAAGCAAATTGCAAGGGACATATATTTCATAGCAAAACGAACACTCGAAAATAACGCTTGAAAAAGCAAGGAGGGGGAGCGGCTGCGGCTGCTCCCTATTTTTATTTACGGAGGACGCGAACATGAGACGCTTCAAACACTTAACCAAAACAGACCGGCTCCGCATTGAGCAGCAACTCCGGGACGGGAAAGAGCCGAAGGAGATCGCCGAGTCGATCGGCGTCCACATTTCCACCATTTACCGGGAGAAAAAGCGCGGCGAATATCAGCACCGAAACAGTGACTACACCGAAGAAACCCGGTACAGCTCCGACCTCGCCGAAATGAAATACCGGGCCAACCTCGCAGCCAAGGGCCCAGACCTGAAAATAGGCAAGGATCACGAGCTGGCCGACTACATAGAGCGCCGGATCGCAGACGATAAGCTCTCCCCCGCTGCCGTTCTGGGCGAAATCGAAGCCAACGGAATGAGCTTCGAGACTTCGATCAGCGTCAACACGCTATACAGCTACATAGGAAAGGGCGTTTTCCTTCGGCTGACAAATAAAAGCCTGCCGCTCAAAGGCGAGAAAAAACGCGGCTATCACAAAGTCAAAGCCCAGAAGCGCCCGCCAAAAGGGGAAAGCATAGAAAAGCGCCCGGAGGAAATCGGCGACCGATCCACCTTCGGGCACTGGGAAATGGACACAGTAGTGAGCGCCAGACCGGGCAAGGCTGCCATTCTGGTGCTGACCGAGCGGCTCACGCGCGAGGAAATCACAGCGAAGCTCCCGGACAAGAGCGCGGCCAGCGTGGTGCAGGCTCTCGACGATCTGGAACGTGAATGGGGCGACAAGTTCCCTCTGGTATTCCAGACAATCACCGTAGACAATGGGAGCGAGTTCGCAGACTGTCCCAGCATGGAGCGCAGCGTTCTGGGCGACGGCTCCCGGACAAAACTCTATTATTGCCACCCGTACAGCTCATACGAACGCGGCAGCAACGAAAATCTGAATAAGATGATCCGGCGCTGGCTGCCGAAGGGTACGAACTTCGACGAAATCGCCGACGAAGTGATCGAGGCCGTCACCAGCTGGATCAACAACTACCCGCGAAAAATCCTCGGCTATTTGACCGCCGATCGGGTATTTCAGGCCCATTTATCGGCCGTTTTTGGGGCCCATTAAATTTTTTTGGATTTTTTTCGCATTTACTCTTGACATTTGCCT